GAAGAGACCCCTCCAGGCCGGGGTCCCAGTTGAGGCACTCAACGAGCTCCGAGTCCTTTACAGCAGTCGGGTCGTCGTAGGTATTGAGGCCACCGGCAAAGGGGCCGATGACGAGCGGCTCACGTCCCATTCCAAACACCCCCCTGCTTCACATAATCTGCCAGACGCCTCAGCGTATCAGGCTCGTCTCGCTACATACGCGGCAGAGAAACGGCTTGAGGCCGCCCATCAGTACCAGCCGCTAACCACGTCTTGAATTGCCGGGTACGTCATGTGCTGAGCCTGGCGCTCGTCTTCCATCTGCCCTTCGAGGGCGGCACGGAACCGCTGCTCGGACATCTGCGACGACTGCATATCCTCGTCCATCTCGTAGCACTTCATCATCACGTAGTCAACAACGGCGTTGTAGAACTTGTCTGCCACGTCGAGGAGCTGCATCACGTCACCAGTGAGCTCGGTGGGGTAGACCGTGCAGTAGAGCGTCAGGTTCTTTACAGCATCAGGCTTGGGCCAGACAGTGAGCTCGCCGTCCCACTCGTACCAGAATGCTGGGGTGCCGGTCTCGATCTGCTGCGGGTCCTGCGAGATGATGACGCGCTCGGCCTCAGCAAAGGGCAGGTTCTCCAGGCGCATGTTGTCGTAGTGCAGCGCCTCGATCTGCTGGATTTTGAGCGCCGGGAAGGTGTAGCTCGACACACCGATAGCGGTGGGGAGCGTGGACTTCGCCTTGATCGACTTGTTGCTCGTGACGATCTCCTGCTGAGCCGAGTTCGCCCAGCGTGCGATGTCTGCGTTGTCGAGCTGCACGCCGGACTCGTCACCGAAGGTCCGTTTGATGTCCTGGACGAGAGCGCCGAACGTCTTAGTGGATGGTCTGAGAGACACTTCGAGCCCCCTTCTCAGTGAAGATCTTGCCGTTGTGGCGGTACGAGCTCAGGCCGTATCGACCACCCTTGATGAGCTCAGCAGCGAGCTCCTGGCGCTCCTCCGCGATCTCTGCCTCGCGCTTGTGCTTGAGCAGCTTCTCAGCCGCATCCTTGGCCTTGGCACGAGCAGCAATCTCGGACATGCCGTGCTTGCTCAGGTCGCCCTCGAAGAGCCACGCCAGGATTGCCTGGGTGTCCTCGATCTCGCGCTCCGAGATGTGCTTCACCGGGTAGCCGAGACCGAGAGGGCCAAGGCGCCACGGGCTGAGGTCCCAGATCGCGAACGGGTGGGTGTCGGTGTCGTCCCGCTGTGAGCTCGGAATGAACCGAAGCTCCAGGTAGGGGTTGTAGTCGCGAAGCACCTCGGCAAGACGAGACGCCTTGCTGGGGAGAAACTCCCCGTACTCTTGCGAGTACAGCGGGGCGTCCACGACCTGAGCAGGATGAAGATTCGACATGGCGCCATCCTACCCTATGGAAGATTCAATGCGTAGAACGCTCGTGAGAGGTCCGTGAGGCTGCCGGTTGCTCCCGGCGCAAGCCCCTGCATTGCAGAGACCTTGTGGTCCGCCAACGAGTAGTTTTCAGCAGGGGTGAGACCGCTCGTATCCGCCCATAGAAGAACTCCCCGTCAGGCATGACAAGAGCTCTGAGGCCCGGCAGAGTGTTCGGGGCGTAGTTGCTGGACAGCTTTCGGAGCCACACAACTTCGAGGTCAGTGGTGGACAGCAGGGCATCCTGCTCGTCAGTGAGAGCCATTGTCGAGCCCCTTCTCTAGTTTGTTGACTACGACAGTGAGAGCTCGAATGTCTGTGTTGGCGTTCGAGAATCCAAGACGCACGGCCTCTCGATCGTGACGAAGCTCTGCGCGAATCCCGCCGACATCCTGACGGAAGCCAGAGAGGTCAGATCGGAGCTCAGCGAACCAGCGTTCGGTCTCTGCATGCCGAGAGTCATTCTCCGCTCGCATGTTCTCCGAGTGGTCGTTCTTCACCTCGTGACGGATCACCTTGGTGTCTTGGTGGTTGGCATAGAGAGACGGCCCGAAAGCGGCGCCGAGGAGCGCGATAGTCGAGATCGTCTGCTGGAGCAAGGGACTGTCAAAGAGGGGCTGACCGCGCACGTCATCGAGCACAGAGAGGGTGAGAACAAGGGCGATAGCAGCAACGAGGAACAGCACCGTCCAGAGGACAACTCTCGGTCGGCTGCGGGGGGTGTGATCGTCAGCAGGGGAAATGGGAGCGGTGGTCATTTGAGGACTCCTTTACAGACAAGAAGGGGGCAAGGTTTCCCCTGCCCCCTCAGGACAACAGCAGGGACTAGCCCGAGATGATGTCCGTGATCTTGCCGTGGGTGTTGCGTCGGCCAATGCCGAGCTCGTGGCGCTCCACCATGTGCGCCTGCCAGATGTCGTACCGGCCAGCGGCGTCCACCTTCTGCTTCAGGATCGAGCCATCACGATCCAGCCAGTGAATGTCCTCGTCGCGGTAGAACGTGATGTCGTCCTCGTTGAGGAAGTGCATCGTGCCCAGAGGAGCGTCGAAGTCGGCCACAACAGGCACCTCGGTGTCGCCAACGTGGAAGGACAGGCCGGTGTAGCCACCGTCGAACTTCGTGGTGTTGGTGAATCCGCGGATCTGCGACAGGAGAGCCCAGTAGGCGCGGAACGAGCCGTCATCCGTGAGGATGACCGAGGTCTTTCCACCGCGACTGCGGATGCGGTCAATCAGGCGCATCATCAGGCCCTCAGACAGCGCACGCGCGGTGCCACCGTTCGAGTCGATCTCGGAGGTCCACTCGGGCTCCGTGGCAGGGTTGAGGTTGTAAAGAACACCGGAGTTGGCGATGATGGCGCCAAGACCCGTGATCTCGCGGTTCACCGAGCCCGTGAGGGTGATGAGCTGGCCGACAACCGTGGGGCCAATGGCAGCACCCGAGAGGGTGATGGTGTTGGCGCCAGGCGTCAGGTCACGAGCGGTGACCGTGCGGTTGACCGCAACGACCGTGCTCGGGGCAGTGACGACATCGACCTGGTGTGAGCCGACCCAGAAGAGACGAGCATCCACGACAGGGATGACGTTCGATGTGACGACGGCGCGGACAGTGGTGATCGCACCAGAGCCATTGCCGTAGATCTGGCGGTTGAGGTCCTTCTTGAAGTCGATGCGACCCCGCTCCATCTCCTCATCGAGAGACTTCGCGAACGCCTTGGGGTTCGTGTCGGACATGTCGATCGAGTGACCGGTGAGCTCGATACCGAGGTAGTCGCTCTTCAGCGCCAGTCGAGCGGCAGCATAGCCCTGCTGGCCTGCCGTGGGAAGAACCTCAAGCTCATTGCGCGAGCCGAGGCCACCGTTGCGACGAACGTGGACAGGGAACGTGACGTACTTACCGTTGGTCTCGTTCGAGACGCCATCCGAAGAGCGTGTGACGCGCTTCAGGGCGACGATTTCGTCAGGAAGCTGACGACGGACGTCACCTTCGTAGACCTCTTTGAGAGTTGCGTCAATTGACGCGAGACTGGAGCCCATTGGACTGCCTTTCCTGTGTGTGCGAGAGGTGGCGGTTACTGCTGCTTACCACGCGCGATCATCGCTGCAACCAGTTCGCGGCGCTGATCCTTCGTCAGGTTGCTCGGATCGACGGCCCCCGCGTTGGGGGTTCCGCCGCCAGGTCCCGAGGGGAGTCTGGGTGCGAGCTGGCCTGGACGAGGCGTGGTGAGGAGTCGATCTCGCAAAGCATCAAAATGAGCTGCGGCTGCGTCGAAGTTGTCCGGGACTTGCCCGTTTGCTCCGATGCTGGATGCGGCGATGCGGACGATTTCCTTGATGTCCGCTTCGTCGTATCCCTTGCTCTTCAGGCGGGTGTGCTCACCGTCCAACCAAGAGTCTGCCTCTCGGTCTGCAACCTGCTGAACCTCTTGCTGCTGACGCTGCGAGAGGAACTCCATGATTGCGCGGTTCTGCTGAGCAAGAGCACTGTAGCGAGGATCTTCACCCTCGTCGCCGTCCTCTTCTACCTGCTCCTGAAGCTCCTGCTTGTCAGGGAGCCGACCGTTTTCCCGGAGGAACTTCTGAAGGCTCTCGAACACCTGGAGCTGACCCTGCGGGTCATTGAGCTGCCGCACGACCCCTATAGACTGCGAGACGTGATCCGGGGTGATGCCCTGGTCCACGAACGACTTCCAAGGGGCGTAGCTCTTGTTGACTGACTCAACGCGCTGACGCGCTTCGAGATCTGCCTTGTCAAGATCCGGCTTGATGAGCTGCCAGACGTTGGGACCGACCTTCTTCTCGACTTCTCCCCAGAATGGGTTCGAGTCGTTCTGAATGTCGTTGCTGTGGTCCTGCACCTGAGTGTCCTGGGCCGCTGCGGGCTCCTGGTTTTCAGATGAGAACTCCTGGCCGTCGATGTCGTCCATTGCTTCATCCCTTTCTGCTGTACCTCTCGCGGAGGCCCTGGCTGGTATTGATACTGAGCGTAGCACAATAGGGTGCCTGTAAAGCAACAACCCCCTCGGATTTCTCCGAGGGGGTTGCAGTGGGAGTTTGGGTCTAGAGGCCGCTGACAGTGAGACCATGCAGCGTGCAGGCATAGATCAGGTCGTTCTTGCCCATGCCGTTCATGCGATCGGCGGTGTAGCTGGTCGCACTGAAGGCAGTCAGTGCTGCCTTCAGGTTGGCGATGCTCGGGCCACGAGGCCGCGAGGCACGGTTGGATGGTGCAGTGTCATACCGAATATCAAAAGCGGGCACGAGGTCCTCCTATGCAATAGGGCCGGGCGCGGGCGCTGGGCCGGGGTCTTCTGTCGGGGCCATGCTACCACCAGAGGGCTGCATCCCCATCGAAGGATCTCCGCCGCCCTCGGGGCCACCCAGCTCTGGAGGCATCTGCGCCATGAGGGACTGCTGCATCATCTGCCCGCCCATCTGCTGGTGCCAGGCAACGTGCTTCTCGAACTGGTCCTTGACATCATCGGGAAGCGTCTCGTACTCCTGGCTCATGCGGAATCGGTTGTGAGTCTCGATGTGCACCTCGTGAACGTCGAAGTCGTCCACAGCTACGACAGGGGGGAGAGCTTGCTGGATCTCGCTGTAGATCTGCTCGACCGGCATTCCCTTGGCAAGCATCTCGGGGCCGACCTCAGACATGGCCTGCTCGATGAACTGCTCGTTGGCCTGCTCGATGGCGCTCGGGTCGTCCTTGAACGCCTTCATCTTCATGTTCTCGCGCTGAGCCTTGCGCTCTGCCGCGTTCACGATGTCGAGCACCTTCTGCGGCCCGCCGATCTCCAGCATCTTGAGCGCCTGCTCCGGGGGAATCATGCCGAGAGACACGAGATCCATGACCTGAGCCTGCTTCGCTGCCTGGGACTGACCGATGGCAGAGCCGGGCTCGACTCTGACATCAGTGCCGTCCTGGATGTCAGCTCCGCTGAGCAGCATTGTGTCGAAGGCACCGTCAAGGCCGATGACCTTGATCTTCCGCTTGATGTCCACGAACTGCTGGAAGAGGAGGAGGGTGTGCTTGGCGACGTTCTCGATCGCGTCCTCAACGCCCTGGTACTGCGGCGTGAGGTAGTTGTCGTCGCGCTCGCCAAGATAGGCCAGTGCCGTGCCAGCAGTGACGCCCGCGGGCGCCTGGCCCTTGGAGACGTCGTGCTGCCCGGAGATGTCCTCCAGATCTCGCAGCGATCGGTCCTCTTGCTCAAGGACATACTGCGGGAGCTGGGCCAGCGCCATCGGCTGGGGCGCTGGGAGACCGGGCCTGTAAAGGATGATCCCACCGGGCTCGTTCGTCATCTTGCCAGGGACGATTGAGTTTTGTGCTGCGATGAGCTGGGGGTTTCCCATCCGTCGAGCGGCGACCGCGAGATCTGTGCGGACCTCGTTGATTTCCTTCTGAATCGGGATGAGGTCCACCAGAGGTGAGTCAGCCCAGAAGGTGTCGTTGAAGAGGTGTTCGATCTTGGTGTACGGGAAGCTGCCGTGGTCGTAGGGCAGGCCATCGTAGTAGTCCACGAGGACATCCTCGACCATGACGAAGAACCCGCCGTTGGGGAGGAGCTTCGTCGCCCCCGGCTTCACCCAGAACTCGTAGACGATCACGCTATCGAGCTGCTGCCCGGACTTCGTGATCCCGAGGTAGCCCTCGTCCATGATCGTGTTCGCGGAGTTGGTGGACGGCGAGAGGTCCACGTCCTTGAGCTGCTCGCTGTAGAACGTCCGCACCCACGACAGAGGGCGGACTCGGGCCTCGATCACGTAGGGCTGGTCTTCCAGCTCACGCTCACGCTGCTCGGGGACGAAGATGTTGAACGGGGTGACCTTGCGGAACTCAATGTCTCCGAAGTCCTCGCCGCCGCCAGGCATCGAGACCTTGATGGACTGATCCCACGACGTCTTGATGAAGCCGTTGCCGGTCATGATCGCCCACCAAATGGCGGTGCTGTACTCCCGGCGAAACTTCTTGTTCATGGAGTAGTGCGTCCACGTCTGCTCAGCAGCGTAGGCAGCGCGAACGTCCTCATCCTCAGCGGTGCTGGGGACTGCGACGACGTTCGGCAGCGAGCTCAGGAACTTCGAGTGTTCAGTGCGGACGAAGGACCGCAGGCGGTTGATCGTCTTCCGACGCTGGTGCCGTGGCGCCTGCTGCACCGAGAGCTTGCCACCGACATTGGCCGCGGTGCCCGTAGCCACCTGAAGCCACTGCTGGCCGAAGACCATGCTCATGTTGATGTACCACTGGCGCTGCTTCGGGAGCTTGGCACCTTTACAGCGGTTGAACTCGTCACCGGCCCACGCGACGAGCTTCTTGCCGTCGTCGGATTCGCGGTATGCAGCAACGTCGATTCGGAGGTCAGGAGTAGCCTCAGCGGTGACTCCTGGGATGGCTTCCAGCTCAGAAGAAGCTGTGGAGTTGCTCTTGTTCGCCATCGCTCAGCCCCTCGGGATCTTCGTTGTTGCGAAGTGCCTCTCGGCGTGCTTCGGCTTGGTCGGATGGATCATAGTCTTCACCAGGATAGCCGACTCGGACCTGATCCATGACTTGAATTGCCTGGTAGGCCGCGACATCTTGTGCGGCGGCGATGGTGGTCATCTTGTCCACGAGGTCGAGCTGGCGAAGCATCACCGGGCTCAGGGACTCAATGAGACCTTTACAGAGCCTAAGAACGACTACGACGATCGCTGCTGACGCCAGCAGTATCAAGCCACTGGCGCAGAGTACGAGCAATGTTTGCCAGGTCATCTCCAAGTCCTTCCTTCAGTCCGTCGAGCTTGCCCTGGGCCATGAGGCGGGCCTCGTACTCAGCAATGGATTCCTGCTCCGCTTCGGAGTCACCGGCACCGAGACCGGCGATCTGCGCGAGCTGGCGGATCGTGCTCACCGAGAGGTAGACCCGCTCTGTG